ACCAAAAAAAACCAGTTTCTGTAGGTTTTTCATTTCAAGGCTCGCTTCGGTGGGCTTTTTTATTGCCTGGGGATTTCATGAGCATTGACTTGACCGACTTCAATAATGCGATAAATCAGCACGTTGCCAGCCTATCTGGCGAGAACCTGAAGCAAGTGGCCGATGCGGCTGGCGCTGTCATCTTGCAGGCTGTTGAATCTCATGCGCCGGTCAAGAGCGGCGCATTGAAAGCCAGCCTGAATCAGCAAGACACCACTGGAAAAAATAAAGCATCTTCGGCCGTCCAAGTCGAGAACTCGGCCAAGGGCGGCGCGGAATTCTACGCCGTGATGATCGAATACGGCACCTCAAAAATGGCCGCGCATCCGTTCATGCGCCCGGCCTATGAAGCATCGAAAGCCGCAGCCGAGCAGGCAGCAATCGCCGCAGCGTCTAACCTCATCACCGGAATCAAATAATGTCCCTAGCCACCCTGAATACCAACATCAACGCCAACGCCAATGTTGCCGTTTCCGAGTTCGGCAAGGTTCAGGTCGCGGCCAAGGATTCGATGGGGAAATCATCGGCTGCTGTCGATAGCCTGCGCGATTCGATGGCCGTTGCCTCGCGTGGCGCGGAACAGTCGATGCAATCGATGTCGCGCTCGATGAATATGGCCCGCGATGCGACGACAGGCAGCATGGGTAAGTCGGCTGATTCCGTCGATCAGCTTGCAGAGTCCGTTCTTGCGGCCTCGCAGTCGATGGAGAAGGCTGCGGCGTCGATACAGCAGAGCATGGCCGCAAGCGGGAATGCTGTCGTAAAGAGCGCAGACGAATCCGCAAAGGCGCTGGATTCGCTCAATGACGTTGATTTGACGAAGATGCAGAAAACCGTTGCCGCAAGCATGGGTGCAACTTTTGGCGCGGCATCCGTGGCGACAAAAACGTTCTTAGAGGATGCCAAGAGCGCAATAGAAACAAAGCTCGTTATTATCGGCCTGGCGCTTGCAACCGGCGTGGCCGCAGCGGTCTTTACCGGCCTGTACGCGGCATATAAGGCGACAGATTTTGTAGTCGGCCTATTCACCGGAGAAAGTTATAAAAGCGCCAGCATCGACGCCCTGATCGCCGTCAATGACAAGGTGAAGGAGTTGCAAGATACGCTCCACGTAACGGCGCAAGATGCAATGGCAACCGGAGCCGCACTTGAAAACCTTGGCGTCTCAAAATCTGATTACTCGTCCGTCTACGTGAAGGCGAGCGAGGCCATCCATAACAATGCGGAAGAAATGGACCGCCTTGGCGTCAAATACGGCACCACAGAACAGATCATCCACAACGCCAATGAAAAGCTGAACGAGTACACCGAAGGATGGGATCGCAATCAGGCGGCGGCGGCAATGGGGCTCGGGACGGCTGCTCAGGTAGCTGCTGCAGCCAAGGTAACGAGCGCAGAACTTGGCAAAGCCAAGGAGCGTCTTGACGATTACAACCTCGGGTTAGGTGGCGATACCCAGGAGGCAGTGAAGCGGTACGAAGATGCAATGCGCGCCTTCAACCGTGAAACTGACTTGACGGCACAAGGGTTTTCCCGCGCCTGGGCCGACCAGATTATGCCGGTTTTGACCGATCTTTCCGAGTTCTTAAGTGGCGGACTGCCTTACGCAGTCAACGCATTCCGGTATTCGATGGCGACCATCACATCGCTGTTCTATGGCCTGAAAACCGTAGTGTATATGGTCGCTGAATCGATTCTTGGCAGCATTGAGGCAATCGGTTCTGGTCTTAGCGGGCTTGCGTCGGCAGCAATGAAAGCCTTGAGCGGTGACTTTTCAGGGGCAAAAAATTCCCTTATCCAAGGCTGGACTGATGCCAAAACACGCCTGGGCGGTATTGGCGACAACATCGTCGCGCAAGCACGATCCAATTCTGCCGCCATGCGTCAGGCATGGGCGATGGATGACCGCGCAGGCGCAGGCAGTGCAAAACCAAAGGGCAGGGACTGGATCGCCAAGCCGGAAACACCAGATGACCCGGCTAAGGAAAAGAAGGCTGCACAAGTGGCGGCTGAGATTTCCGACTACGAAAAGCTGATGAAGGCCATCAACGAAAAAATCAGCGTGCAGGAAATGGAGATTGCTGGCGACCATGCGTTGACGGACGGCGAAAAGCTCGCCGCGAAGTTCGCTACCGACCTGCGCGACAACAAACTGAACTTGATCGCCACCGCAGGCAAGTCCGTAGAAATGCAAAAGATCGAGCTTGCTGCCGGTCTAGAAAAGCTGATTCAAGATGAAAGGGCGAACGAGGCCAAGAAATCGGCTATCAAGATGGCCGACGAGCTTGCCGCATCCGGCCAGAAAGAAATCAAGACGCTGGAAGATCAACTCAAGGCGCAGCGGGACCATAACGACGAAATCGGCCTGACCGTTGAGCAATTGGGCGCTCTGAAGTCCTCCAAGTTGGATGCTGCAGCGGCAAGCGACGAGGAATTAGCAGCGAATCTTCGCATCGCGGCCAACTATGCCGGGCCGCTGCATGATGCTTATCTCCAGTATGCCGATGCCCTTGATCGCGCTGCCAAACTTAACCGCGACCTGTCCTCGGCAGAAACGGACGGAGCGACCAAGCAAGCGGCGACTGACGCAGCTAAAAAGAAGGCTGAAGAATGGCAGAAGACCATCGATCAGTATGACCACGTATTTCAGCAAGGCTTTGCCGATATGGTCAACGGCGGTAAGAACGCGTGGAAATCCTTCACAACCTCGCTCGTCACCACCTTCAAAACCACGGTCGCCGACCAGATTTACAAAATGTTTGCGCAGCCGTTCGTGGTCAAGATGGTAGGCAGTCTGCTTGGCGTATTCGGCGCATCCGGCATGGCATCAGCAGCAGACGGCAGCGGTAGCGCAATGGGCGCGGTATCCATGCTGAGTAGCGTCAATTCCGCGTACAGCGCGATCAACACAGGCTTTGCTGGAATGTCATCTTCTGTGGCCTCCGGCGTACAGAGCGGGATGAATCTTTTTAGCGGCTCTGGCGGTTTTATCGGGCAGGGGCCGATGCAGGTATCCGGATTTGCGCAAGGCATCGGCACAGCCGCTGGAGTCGCTGCCGGTGCTGCCATAGGTGTTTATGGTGGCCGCATGATTTCGGGCCAGTACGGCAGCAATTCCACGGTCAATGCCGGAACCGCAATCGGGGCGGCAGTCGGATCATTCATGCCAGTCATCGGTACGGCAATCGGGGCGGCAGTCGGCGGCTTGATCGGGGGCGTACTTAATCGCGCCTTCGGCATGGGCGACAAGAAGGCTACATCAAGTGGCATTGAAGGCAATTTCGGCAGCAGTGGATTCGCCGGCAATAGCTTCGTCAACTGGCAGCAGGATGGCGGCTGGTTCCGCAGCGACAAATCCGGCCATGACACGAGCGCCCTAGATAGCGCCACCACAAAGCAATTTACAGACGGTTTCGCCTCGATCAAATCGGTATCGTCCGACTTCGCCAAATCGCTCGGGCTGGATGCCAGCAGCATTGCCAACTACAGCAAGAAAATCAGCGTAGCGCTGACCGGCAAGGCAGAAGAGGATGCCAAGGCCATTGCGGCCCTGTTCGCCGGCATGGGCGAGGACATTGCATATCAAATGATTTCAGGTAAATCCGCCGTGGTGGATAGCGCCTATTACATGGCGCAAAATCCCGATGTCGCGAAAAACTGGAAAAGCGGCGACGCTCAGGACCATTTCGATAAATACGGTCGTGCTGAGGGCCGGTCGGCGTCCGCCAATGCCGTTATTGGCCCGGACTACAGCTACGTCCTGAAAGAGAACGAAACCTACTCTGCCGCATTGCAGCGCCTCTCCGTTAGCCTGTCCGCAGTCAATGGCATGTTCGATACGCTCAATGTCAAGTTGCTTGAAACGTCGATTGCTGGCGGCGACACGGCATCCAAGCTGGTCGATCTGTTCGGCGGCCTGGACAATATGAAAACCGTCTCTGCCGGCTATTTCCAGTCCTTCTACAGCGATCAGGAAAAAGTTGACATCGCCACCCGTCAGCTTGGGAAAACCTTTGCCGACCTCGGCTTTGTGATGCCAGCCAATAACGCGGCACTGCGCGCGCAGATCGAGGCGCAGGACCTGAGCACGGACGCCGGCCGGAAAGCCTATGCGCAATTGATGGGGCTGTCCGGAGCGTTCGCATCCCTGTCCAGTTCCGCCGATCAATTGGCGAAAGCATCGGCAAATGCAGCAGCGCAGAACTATTTCAACGCGATCGACAGCAAAAAGCAAGCTGCGGGACTGACAGACGAAGCCGGCGCTGCGCTGGACAAGTTTTTCGGAACAGTTGCCAACGGTACAGACGCCAACCTGGCCGCCGCGCAGGCAGCCAACTCTGCCGCCAAAACCGCAGCCGACAACTGGCGCGCAATAGCCGGCACGATCCGCTCCACGCTGGACGGAATCAGGGGTGGCACCGAGCAGCTGACTGGCGGCTACGCATCCTCTCTGGCGAAATTCCAGTCGCTGACCGTGCTGGCGCGCGGTGGCGATGCGGATTCCGCCGGCAAGTTGTCCGGCGCGGCACAGGCATTCCTGACTGCATCCGAAAGCAAGTCGGTAACGATGGCAGATTACCTGCGCGACCGCTACAAAATCGAAAACTCGCTGACTGAAACGCTCGGCTCCACCGACGCGCTGGCGTCCGCGCAGGATCTAATCGTGCAAAACACGGCAGCCACGGTGACGGCGCTGAACGCAATGAACACCACGCTGACCGGGTTCGCTGCTGATGTATACGAAATGCTGCAAAAGGGCTACAAGGGCGGCACTGTGGAGGACGCCACAAAAGCGGCTGCTGGATTGGCGCAGCTTGAGGCTGGCTGGTCTACCAATCCATACTGGGGATCATCGAAAGAGGGCGACAAGCAAGGATACGAGAGCGGCGGATCATTTACACGGCTGGCTGGCGATGTCACGCAATACACAGGGGCTAACGGTGCAATTTACTATTTAAAAGGCACTGAATCCGTCCTCGATATCGCCAAACGAATCCCGGAAATCCGCGCCGTGTGGGAAAAGCAATACGGCATCAAGTTGCCGGCATTCGCCGCCGGCGGCGACCATACAGGAGGGCTGCGTATCGTCGGCGAGCATGGGTGGGAGGTGGAGTCAACTGGCCCATCTCGCATTTTCAATCAGCAGCAGTTGGGGCAGGCGCTGCGCGGCGGTGGCGATAACTCGGAACTGGTAGTGGCGATCAACTTATTGAAAGAGGAGGTAGCAATGCTCAGAAAAGCAGCAGACAAAACCGCTGACAACACAAAACAGAGCGCGGACATATTAGACCGATCCACCGCGGGCGGCGGTCCGACGCTTGTCCGAATTGTTGCAGCATGAGCGCCTACCTAAGCATACTGGCCCCAATCCAGATCACGGATGCGATGCTCGTCAGCAGCACGGCTTCTGAGCCAGCGACAAGCGGCGAGCCCGCATGGGCGGCAATCACCAGTTACGCGGTAGATAGTTTGGTGAGCCGCAGCACGACCCACCGCATCTATCGCAACCTTATCGCCGGGGTAGACGCGACGTTGCCCGAGGATTCTGCGTTGCTGACGACGCCGCACTGGCAGGATATTGGTCCTACCAACCAGCGCGCCATGTTCGACGGAGAGGTTTCGACGCAGACGGTCGTTGCATCGCCGCTCACTGTGGTTATACGTCCTGGATTCTTTAACTCCCTGTACCTGGCTGGGCTGGATGCAGCAGGCGCAACAATCACGGTAAAGGACGCGCCGGGGGGCAATGTAATCTACAGCGCGGTAGGCCCGCTCGAAGGCTCCGCGCCAGATGACTACTACGAATGGTGCTTTGATCCGTTTAAGCCACAACGCGACCTGCTACTGAGCGGAATCGACCCATACAACGCCGCCGAAATCACAGTAACGCTCACTGGCGGGACGGTTAAATGCGGAATGATGGCACTGGGAGACCTGCGCCCATTGGGTTCGACGCAATACGGCGCGAAGGCGAAGCCGAAAAGCTACAGCTACATTGACATAGACAAGTACGGCAACAACAAGATCGTGCGCCGAAAAAAGGCAAAAGACATCAGTGCCACCGCGATGTTATCGCTGTCAGAAGCCAATTCGGTGCTCGAAACAATCACCGAGCTGCTCGATGTTCCCTGCGTAGTGATCTGTACCGACCTGCCGGAATACGGCGGCCTGCGCGCATTCGGCCTTGTCAGCGGCGAACTCTCATACGACTTCCCCAAGGACTGCCAGCTTTCCGTCAACGTTTTAGGACTCATATAAATGGCTACACCTCCACCAAACATGACGTCGGCACCGACGCCTGCACCACAACGTGGCGACCGCACAACGTTCTCTGACCGCCTTGATGCGTTTGTCACCTGGATTTCCACAGCGGTTGTGGAATTCGGTGCGTTGGCTGCAAATGTTTATAGCAATGCGGTGATCGCCTTCGACAGCGCAACCAGCGCAACGGCATCGAAAAACACCGCATCCACAAGTGAATCGAATGCTCAGGCCGCAGCACTCGCAGCGCAAACAGCAGCCGGCCTGCCGCCGCTGCCGAACGCGGGACAGATTCTCAAGACGGAGGGTGTCACCAATATCATCACCGGGGCAACAACGCTTACTGCGAACAAATCGTATGAAATTGACACGTCAGGCGGGCCCTTCGCTGTGGCAACGCCAGCGGCCCCGAACGTGGGCGACTGGATCGTTATGACTGACCATGCAGGTACATGGAACGTCAACCCGGTGACGGTCACCCGCAATGGCAAGAACATCATGTTCCTGGCGGAGGACTACATCGGAGACACCAAGAATGCCACAAGGTTATGGACGTACATAAACACAACGAAAGGGTGGGCAATTAAATGAAAGATTCGCAACTGTTCGGTGGAGGCATCCCAATTGGCTCCAGTACCCTAGCTCTCGATGCTCCAGTTAGTTTCACCTCCAACGGGCAAGAATTTCTCCGGGCAGGCTCAATAAAAGCCTACGATGCCAGCTATGCAGTTGCGATCGCTGCCGCACCGCAACTGCGGGTATTTGGGAATGATGCCAAGACTTACGGTGTGATCGCCGATAACAGCGCACCGTCGCCCCGCTACTATTACATTGGCGGGAGCTACATAGGCGTCACTACTTCCATGTTTGCCTACGGGGCTGCTTTAAACTCCCTAAGCTCGCTTAGTGCGGTCTTCTGTGCGCCAGTTAAACGGTGCGCTGTGAACGGAACTGCCCATCTGGTAGTTCCGTACGCTAACGCGAATACGGCGCTCCAGTACACCTCTAACGGAAGCGCGTTCGCGGCAGTGGGGGGAACGTTCACAACGCTCCCGATTCCAAAGGCCGTTGCTTTTGGGAATAACAGTTGGCTGTCACTATCCGCGGTTAATAATATTGCTGGTGAACAGGCGTACATCAACAATGCAAACCCTTCTGGAGCATGGACTGTCGGAACTACCGGGCTGGCAGCTACCATGACCTCCGTGAATGCGCTGAACTACGGTACAGGGGTATTCGTTGCGGTCGGGACGAGTGCTACTGCTACTGCTGGGAAAATCGCTACCTGCGCCGCAGTCGGCGGTGCTTGGACTGATCGGACAGCGGCATCTGGGGTTACGTTCGCCGCAGGCGAAGCCATTCTGGACGGCGTGTTTGACGGTACTGCGCATGTGCTGGTGACGAGTACCGGACGGATCTTGACATCAACTGACGGTATCAATTACGTAGCACGAGGCACTGCACTGGATATTTCCAGCAACGTCCCTCAGTCTGGCGCAATATCGTGGGCGCAGGCCGTCGGCGTCGGATCAATGGAGCTGACAACCGATGGTGCTGGAACCGTTGTGCTTCAACAAGGCGGAACCCCAAATGTCCGCAACATACTAGCGGTCAGCCTCGACCACGGAGCTACGTGGAGCGCTTTTCAAGCCTACAGCGGCAAGGCTGGCAATGGTACTTCACGCACAATTTCCTACGCAAACGGGCGCTGGATAGAAAACCATTCAGGCAACATTCAGTCATTGGTAGACATCGGCCCTTCACTGATAACACCCGACTACATCGGGCAGCAATCACAGCAAGCCGCAGGCCAATTCGTGAGGATCAAATAATGGACGGAATAATCACACTCCAGCCTGTCGCTGTGGCCAATACCCGGCTCACGCGACTTGCGTTCAAAAAACGCTTTCCCGCATCGAAATGGAAAGCCGCACGTGCGGCATCGGCAACCAATATCGACCTTGCAGATTTTTTCGAGGATTTTGATCTGGCGACCTATATCGATATTGCGCGACAGGATGTGATTGATCCTGTCAATGCGCTGATGTTGGCTGCATGGCCCGTTGAAATCCGATTGACGCAGGAAGAATCTGATGCTGTTCTGCTGGAACCGGTGCAGCCGATCGAAGAATTCCACGGATGAGGATCGCCTTCTATAAATCAACCCGCCCAGGGCTGGCCGGCATCTACAGCCGCGCAGTGCGCTGGTGGACGCGCAGCCACTACAGCCATGCCGAAATCATTTTCAGCGACGGCATGGCCGCATCGTCCTCGTTCATTGACGGCGGGGTGCGCTTCAAGCGCATCGAATTTGATCCGGAGCATTGGGATTTTGTCGAGATTGCCGGCGACGAAAACGCGGTACGGCAATGGTTCGCCGCGCATGAAGGCCGCGCCTATGACCTGATTGGCAATCTCGGATTCGTCATCGGCTGCGTACCGGATGGCCGCGACAAATGGTCATGCGCAGAAAGCATCGCCGACGCGCTGGGCTATCCGGAGCCGTGGCGCTACAGCCCGGCAATCCTGCATTCCGTCGCATCACATCAAAACCACATCACCCGGTTAGCTCCGGGGTAACAAAGGAGCAGCATGGCAGAGCCAATATCAACAGCAGCAGCATTATTTTCCGCAATCATCAAGGCGGCACTGGCGTATTTGCCGGGCGCAGCGGGAGCCGCAGTATCACTGAGATTTCTCGGTGAAGATCTGAGCTTTTCGCAAAAGATCATTTCCTTTGCAATCGGATTTGCCTGCGCGGTGTATATCGCCCCGGCTTTAATCGATTTGTTCAGCATCGGCGGCCAGCGCGTCCATTCCGGCGTGGAATTCCTGGTAGGGCTGTTCGCGCTGGCAACCTGCCGTGAACTGTTCGCGGAAATTAACAGCGCCGACCTGATCGGGGCGCTCAAGCGGCGCTACCTGGGGGGCGACAAATGATAGGGCAGTGGGTATCCGGTGGGGTTCTGGCTGTGTGCGTATGGTGCGTGCTGAATCCCAGGCTCCATACGCGTACGGCTGGAACGCTGGCGCTCTCCTTGATTGGCATTTTGGCATTGGTGAATCTGCTATGAATAAAACTGATCTACTGAAAATCATGCCGTATGCAAAATCGCGCATCGATACATTTGCGGAACCGCTGAACGCCGCAATGATGGAATTCAATATCAGCACCAAGGGCCGGCAAGCATCGTTTCTGGCGCAGGTGGGGCATGAATCCGGCCAACTGCGCTACGTGTGCGAACTGGCATCGGGCGCCGCGTATGAAGGGCGCAAGGATTTGGGCAACACGGAGCCGGGCGACGGCATCCGGTACAAGGGGCGCGGCCTGATCCAGATCACCGGCAGGGCGAATTACAAGGCCTGCGGGGATGCGCTTGGGTATGACCTAGTTGCCAATCCGCAGCTGCTTGAGTCTCCGGTGCTGGCATGCCGGTCGGCAGCATGGTTCTGGCGCTCGCACGGGCTCAATGAATTGGCAGATGCTGGCGATCAAACCAGGGTGACGCGGCGCATCAATGGCGGCACGAATGGCTTGGCCGACCGGCTCGCGCTATTCAAGGTGGCGTCCGAGGTGCTGGCATGAGCATCCTCGACCCGCGCCTATGGCTGGCACTGCTGCTATCGCACGGCCTGCTGTTCGGCACCGGCTACTGGCGCGGCGATCTGGTGGGTGCGAAATCCGAGCGCGCAACGTGGCAGGCCAAAGAGGCGCAGCGCGTCACGGCCGAACAAAAAGCCACGTTGCAAGCGATGGAAAACAATACCCGCCTTGAACAGCAGCAGGAAATCGACAAACGAAAGGTGATAAATGGACATCAAACCGAACTGGCGGCTATCCGCGCTGCTTACGAGTATCCTGCTGGCCGCCTGCGCATCGCCAGCGCCGTCTGTAATAGCGTTGCCGCAGCCAGCCAGGCCGACCGTGCCGGTGGAGCTGATGCGACCGCTGCCGCAGCCGTTGAGCTTCCAATCGAGATTGAGCACGATCTTCGGAAACTCGCACGAGATGCCGACGAAGTGACGGCGACAGCGCGCGCTCTTCAGGAATCGATGCGAATCAGTGGATGCTATGCGGAAATTTCAAAATAGGGCTATCCGTAATACGTGGTTGATTTTGTTTTGTGCGCCGCATAAATAAAATAGTAAAAATATCTCTTGCACTACTCCCAAATGGGTATATAATATAATTATTGGATGCGGCAACGAAAATCAAAATCAGCGGAAACTAAAATGACCTTACTCACAAAATTCGCAACAAAAAAGACTCAGACAGCTTACGAAGTATTGCAAAATGAGTCTGGTTATTTTGATGCTCCACAACACCAGGTCGCTGCTGTAGCCGCACCAAAAACAGTAAAGAAATATATGTTTACCAGCCTGCCGCAAACAGCAGAGGCACTGGTTGCTCGACTAAACGCTGATATCGCCAAGGTTGACGCGATGCAAGATGCTTTCGGAAAAGAAATTACCCAAGAAAACATCGCAAAATTGTCTGCTTTTTTAACTGCTAACAACATCGCTTTTTAAAAGGGAAAAATCATGTACTTGCTTAATGACGGAACGGAAGTGCAAAAAGATCAAATAATCGAAGCCGTTGCGGCAGGGAAGGCGCGCATTGTTTATGGTCGGGGAGAGGGAAAAACGACAGAGGCATTGATGTTGGATGGCGTTGACATCGATACTCGCGGGCAGTGCCATAGCATGTGGGAAGAGGTATGGACGGCCGTTCCAAAATCGGAAAATGCCGCACTGAAAATAGCCGCCTATCACTACGGTAAATGAGGGACAATGCCTTTTAGTATTCCAAACGTCCCGACGCCTGCGCAAATTCGACAAGCACGCATGGACGCCGGACTGACACAGCGCGCATGCGCCGAGCGATTCGGCTACTCGCTGACCGGCTGGCAGAAAAAAGAGGATGCCGGGCTCAGCGGCCGATCGCTGTCGGTTGGCGAGTGGGAATTGTTGTTGCTACTTGCTGGGCAGCATCCGAATTTCGCATTGCAGCGCAACACAAAATAACGCCGTCAACCGCGTATTACGGGTACCCCAAAATAGAAGGGGT